GGATCAACCCGCAAGTTATCTATCCATGCAGAAACTACAGCAGTTTTTCTTGGTGACCGTAATGTAACTGCAACAACAGGTTACAAGATGGATGCCAATGATAAGATTACATTTGATCTTGCAGGTAGCGCTGAACTTTGGGCGATTACCGCTTCAAGCACAGCTCCTATTTATATTTTAGAAATTTAATAACCGCAAAGGCGCAATCATGTCATCTGATACCGCAACGATAGTCTATTCGTATTTCTTTGTAGCCGCAGCATTGCTTGCGGGGCTTAGCCTTATTGCCAAGCATACGATTCAAAAGCATACTGATGAACTCAAAGATCAATTGGCTAAGATTACATACGCGCTTTATAACGACGGGAAGACTGGTCTCATTAATAAAGTAGAAGAGTTACTTGAAAATCAACAGCAGATTAAAATTGATGTTGAGGTAATGAAAGCAAAGTCAGAGCGATGAGCAAGCAAGCAGTAGCAGTAGTCGCAGCAGCCAAGTCACAGATTGGCTACAAAGAAGGCGCTAACAACGATAATAAGTTTGGTGTTTGGTACGGGGTAAACCATGTTTCATGGTGCGCTATTTTCGTTTCATGGTGCTTCGATCAAGCACAGGCAATATCAGTTCTTGAAAAATTCTCTTACTGCCCATCTCTAGAATCTTGGGCGCATAGCCACAACATGATCGTGCCTATCTCTCAGGTTCAAATGGGAGATGTACTTCTCTTTGACTGGACTCATAGCGGGGTTGCTGAACATACTGGCATCGCTACAGGGCCTATGGATCCTCATACAAAGTTGATCCCGACTATCGAAGGCAATACTGGACCCGACCATGTAGGCGTAAACCAAAGCAACGGAGACGGTGTTTACGCAAAAGTACGCTCACCGCTAGTTGTTAAGGCTGTAATTCGCCCTAAGTGGCAGTCCTAGGGGTATTATTCCCTTGGGCATACGCCCATTCCTAATCTAGTAAAGGATTGAAAATGGCTAACAAATATCTCTTTAATGTATCTCCTAAAGTGTGGACTGTTCTTTCACAATGGGCGCACATCTTCGTAGGTGCAGTAACTGCTGAATACCTTTTGCATCACACAACTTCAGTCAAGGGTTTGCTTAGCGCCGGTGGCGCTGCAATTCTTCCATTGATCTATCGTTGGGCTAATCCAGCCGATCAGTTCCCTGCTCCAAGCAAGGCACTTGTTGCTGCTGATGCGACTGTTCTCGATAAGCCACAGGCTTAATTAAGATATAATGTCTAACACAGTAATGGGATTGGTTTTTACTGCTGATGCAGAAATAACCAAAGCAACCCCCCAAGAAGAAAATAAGGAGCAAGAATGACTGTAGGACTAGCGACTACAACCCTGGCTAATAACTGGCTAAATATGCTTCGCGGTACAGCATTTACTGCTCCTGCCGGAACTTATATCAAGCTACATACAGCCGATCCAGGAGCAGCAGGAACATCAAATCCATCTGCTGTTACTACTCGCGCATCAGCAACTTTCTCTGCTGCATCAGCAGGGGCAATTGCATTGTCTAACTCGCCATCATTTACAATGACAGCAACAGAGACAATTACGCACATCTCTGTATGGGATGCTTCAACTGCAGGAAACTTCCTTTGGTCAGCAGCTCTTACAACATCTAAGTCAGTCGTGAATACAGACACTCTTACATTCACAACTTTGGGAGTTTCACTTTCACCTTTGGCTGCTTAGTTCTTTTTCGCAGTAACAGGGGGTTAAGTCATGGGTCTTACTAAGTCCAGCGCCTTAACCTATGACGGCAAGTTTTACAGTCCGTCACCTGCCTTTTGGCTAGGTGCGATTGCAATATATGCCGATGTCAATTCATCGTTTACAGGTACTCTGACCGCAAATTCTTCACGCGGTCAGAGTATTTCTGCTTCTACTTCACTTACTGCAACCTTTACTGCAGATTCTTTACGCACGGTATATGGTGCTGAATCTTCACCATTTACTGTTTCGCTTACCGCTGATGGAAATGTTACCCGTTTAGCACAAACAACAAGTTCATTTGCAGCAAATCTTACTGGCGATTCCCTTCGCATTTCTTATCTTCAAGCATCAACGCCAGTTATCTTTACAATAACAGCAGATGGTGTTGTTTATAGAATTGCTTCAGCATCTACACCAATTACTTCAACAACATCTAGTGTTGTTTTACTTAATACACTTATCTCTTCTAATTCATCATTTGTAACCAGCCTTACTGCAGATGGTGTAGTAACTCGAATTGCTCAAGCACCTAGCGCTTTTACTGCCACATTAACTGGCGATGGACTTAGAACTTCTTATATTCAATCATCTAGTAATACAACATTTGCCGGAACTGCTGATGGTTACAGGGCAATGCTTGTTCAGGCTAATTTAACTATTGCAGATGTTGAAATAACAGCAGCTCTTAAAACTCAATACGCAGATGAAACATTCAATGCTAATGCAACAACAACTGGGTCTGCTTCTAATAACAGTCTTATTGCATCTACTACTGCAATATTAACAACACTTACAAGCGCGGCAAATGTAACGCATTACGGCGCTTCTTCTCTTTCAGTAACTGCTACCGAAACTGCTGATTCCAAAAAAGATCAAAAGGCAGCAACATCTACTTCTGTAATTGCAACACAAACAGCAGATGTAATTAAAGATCAAAAAATTACTTCTTCTACCGCTGTTACAACTACTCTATCTTCAACAGCCTACAATGCTGAAGTTGCAAATACATCAACACAGGTAATTACAACATTAACAAGCGATGCCCTTCACTCTTTAACCGCTTCAACTAGCATTTCGGCAAGCGCAACATTTACTTGCGATGCAAGTGTCACCCGATACGCAAGTGTCAATCCAATAATAATTTCTGCAACTTTCTTGCAAAACATTTCCAAGACTTATTATGCAGTTGCGGTTCCCTTGGCTATTACTGCAAAACTTACCTTTAAGATCAAGCGCGTAAGCCCGCTTAATGACCACGATATTCAAACCTTTGGTGAGATTCTTCCTCGCCGGTGGTACGCAGAATTGTCGGTCCAGCGAGATGATTCAGTCATCGTAGCTCCAAGAAACTATGAGGCTATAATGGCTACTCGTCGATGGGGTGCTATTCTTGGGGACAAGAACAACATTGGCTCACTCCAAGACAAACGATGGAAGGCATATCTCCAATGACCAATATTTACCCACGCGAGAGCGTTGAATTCCAGCCGGTGTTGGTCACCCTGGACAATGTGGCTTATACCGATGCCGTGGAGTTTGCGGTCATCAAACCTACCGCCCGACCAACTGATGCTGACTGGTTCCCCGCAACGCTCCTACAGGGCGCTACAGGCTTTTTAACGGGTACTTACGGGGTAGGTATATGGAAGGTGTGGGCGCAGATTACCGACTCGCCCGAGATCCCTGTTATCGATTGCGGAACTTTTCAGGTATCCTAGTTTTACAACCTTAACCGCTAGTGGGTTAAGTCTGTTGCCCCCGCGAAACACCCCTACCGATCTAGGGGTGTTTCTGCTTTTACGGCGTGTAACCTGTTAGAGTTCGTTCAACCAATAGAAAGGGTTGAACATGATTGACCAAATTCTTGAAGATCGGCAAGAAAAGTATGGGGATGCGTCTGAGAACTTCGCACTCATAGGTCGCTTATGGGGAGCTATTCTCCATACCGATGATCTTGCTCCTGAAGAGGTAGCAGTAATGATGATCGCTTTGAAATCAGTAAGAGTCCTGAAGAATCCCACCTACTCAGATTCTTGGGATGACATTGTGGGTTATGTAACCGTGGGTCGAGAGATCGTGGGTGCATAGTGGGACTTCTTGATGACCTCAAGAACAAAGATAATTTCGTACATTCTTCTAGAGGCAAATGTACATTTTGTACTTTTCTAGAAACCCTTCCGAAAGAAGAAGCCAAGTTAATTGCAGAACGCGTTGAAGATAAAAACATCACTAGCTCATCTTTGAGTCGAGTGCTTCGCAAGAATGGATACAACCTCAGCGAAGGTGTTGTGTCTCGTCATAGAAGGGGTCAATGCCTTGGCGCTAGAGGATGATTTAGAGCAGTTGGAAAAAGAATCAAATCCGGAAATCGTAGAACTTCGTAAGGCGCTTAACAACGCGCAGAAGCAACTATCAAAAGCAAAGATCCGCAACGATGAACTCGTAGTAGCAACTCACCGTGGTGCGTATGAAGCGATGCTTACTCTCGGTAAAGTTCCAGCAGTTCCATCACCTAAAGCAGATAAGCGCAAGGTCTCTCCTGAAGTTGCACTTGTTCACTCAACCGACTGGCAGGGTGCAAAGGTAACTACTTCTTACAACTCAGAGATTATGCGTAAGAGAGTTCTTCAGTTTGCAGACAAGATCGTTCACCTAACTGAACTACAGCGAGCGCATCATCCAGTACGCGAGTGCGTAGTGATGTTTGGTGGGGACATGGTTGAAGGTTTGTTTAACTATCCTGCTCAGTTGTGGCAGATCGATGCTTCGCTCTTTGGTCAATTTACCCAGGTATCTCGCCTTTGCGTGGACTTTGTTCGCGTGATGCTTGCTAACTTTGAGAAGGTAACTGTTGTTGCTGAGTGGGGAAACCACGGGCGCATCGGTGGCAAGAGAGCTGAAGTTCCTAAGAGCGACAATGTGGATCGCATGGTCTATGAAATGTCTCGGCAGATCCTTGCCGGTGAGAAGCGCCTTATTTGGGAAGATTGCCCTGAAGATATACAAGAAGTTGCTGTTGGCAATTACCGCGCATTGTTGATGCACGGTGATGAACTTGGTCGCTCGGGCTTTGCTTCTCCTGCTGCATGGATCGCTGGTGCTAACCGTTGGAAGGCTGGCGCTCACGATTATGATTTCCATGACATATATCTTGGTCACTACCATCGCCATGCACAAGAGCCTATTCAAAAGAACTTCAATCTTTATTGGACTGGCTCTACTGAGTCCGATAATAGATACGCCCGTGACTCGATGGCTGCATCAGGTATGCCTAGCCAACGCCTTCACTTCGTAGATCCCATCAAGGGTCGCGTTACAGCTCAATACCAAGTGTGGCTCGACTAATGCTAACCATGATCGGTTGCTTTATTTTAGGGATTGGGGTTGGATTCATCCACGGTAGATACTAGAAAGGTCAACCATGTTGGATGAAGAAGCAGTAAAAATTATTCGCAAAGAATATAAAGTCGTGAAAGGTAAAGCGATAAATGTTATTGAATTGTCAAAGCGTTTTGGTGTACCTCAACAACGCATCAGAGACATTGCTCTTGGAAAAAGAGATCAATGAAAGCTGTTAGTCTCTTTGCCGGTGTTGGTGGATTTGATTTAGCCCTAGAGCGCAACGGTGTACCTGTTGTTGCTTCTGTTGAAATTGATAAGAACGCACGAAAGGTTCTTGCCAAACAATTTCCCAACTCAGCAATTTTAGAAGATGTGAAAGAGGTAACAGGTGAGCAGTTATTCAAACTCGGATTTGAGTCAAATGGAATTATTGTCGGTGGATTTCCCTGCCAAGATCTCTCCGTGGCTGGCAAGCGCGCTGGACTGGCTGGCGATAGATCAGGACTCTTTTTTGAAGTCACAAGAATCCTCGAAGAAACCAAAGCGAAGTACTTCATCCTCGAAAATGTCCCTGGCTTACTTTCAAGTAACAAAGGGCGAGACATGGGAACCGTTGTCGGAACGCTGGATGAACTCGGGTATAGCGTTGCGTGGCGAGTGCTTGATGCTCAATACTTCGGAGTACCCCAACGCCGTCGTCGAGTCTTCATTGTCGGATGTCTTGGAGACGACTGGCAAACACCTGCAGAAATACTCGCTCTCATCGAAGGCCGCACAGGGTATCTTGCGGAGAGCAAACAGAAGGGGAAAGACTCTTCCAGTAATGCTTCAATCGGCGCTGGAAACTTTGAGCTTTACGACTTCCCCGCAGAACCAATAAGCCCAACTCTTAGCGCTCGTAGGGCGCATGACACTATGACTTTTCGCCAAAGGGGATTTGGTGATTACTCTGATGATTCACTTGCTTCCGCATTGAAGGCGAGGGATTACAAAGATGCCACCGATCTTGTGGTTCGTCAAAGCTAAGCGCGCACAAACTGTAGATGACAACGAGACATGGGCAGCGGGGGGGGTAGTTCCTACTTTGAACGCATTTGATAATGGAGATTCACGCGCCACGGTGTTGATCTTTTATGGCAATCGAGTAGATGACATTCGGTTCCAAGGTAATGTCATTAACACTTTACAAGCACGAATGGGAACAGGTGGTAACAATATGCCAATGATTTCTAAAGATGCAACAGTTCGCAGACTAACCCCAACAGAGTGCGAACGCTTACAAGGATTCCCTGATGGTTGGACTGAAGATCAAGCAGATACTCATCGTTACAAGCAGATGGGAAATGCTGTTGCAGTTCCTGTTGTTTCATGGATAGTTGATCGGTTGGTTAAGCAGACTGCTCAGCAAACTGATACGGCGGGGCAGTAAACGCCGTTAGATCAGTTGCAATATCCATCGCTTCTATTGGCTTAGCGCCAGCCGTTAATGCTCCGAGAGCATAAGGCGCTCCGGATCCAATTCCATAAAAGCCTGTACTGTTTTGTGTAATTCCAAGGTTGTCATCGAGTTCAAATAGTTGACCGCATATAGCGACCAAGAAGCTGAATCGGTCATCCCCGTTGTCATCAAAATTGTAACCATTCTCTTTCAAGCATTTGCGTATTGATGGAATTACTTTTACTACCATGAAATGATAAAGGTTCTGCTTATCTTTGGCTGTCACCCGTGGCGGGTTCCAAGAGTGCTGAACTACATCGCAAGGAAGAATCTCACCAGCACCGGCAATCAAGAACGCACCGCGCTCATTGATCTTGGTCATGTTTGGATGGCTAAAGATCTTTCCTGAATCATCGGTTACCCTAGAATCAGCAACGATAAGACAAGATTCTTCGTACTGAATTCCAATAATCGTTGTCACTCGTCAGTATCCTCGGGGTATCCAGTCATTAAACTCATCACGGTTATATCAATGTTGTTTGCCTTGGCTGTATTTACGCTTTCCTTAAACATGAAGAGCGCCCTAGAAGTTAGGTCATCTATCCCATCGGGGTAGGTCAATTCGCTTTGGACTGACACCCATAGGCCGCCCAGTCTGATCTCAATCGATGAAAATGCCATAGGGCAATCCTCTCACGCGACACACCCAAAATATAGATTACGAGGTTGTTGACATTAAAGATTATGCTCCGATAGATTACGGCTACACGGGCAATTAGAAGCCCCAAACGAAAGGTTTGATTATGACTGAAAAAAGCCTAGCTCTCACCTCAGAGCAGGATAACTGGACTCCTACCCAAGTTGCTGCACTCAAGCAATTAGGGCTTACAGGGGCATCTGAAGGCGATATGAAGGTATTTCACCACTATTGCCAACGCACAGGGTTAGACCCATTTGCCCGTCAGATCTACATGATCTCCCGTGGTGGAAAGTTCACCATCCAGTCATCAATTGATGGACTTCGCATCGTCGCTCAACGCTCAGGAAACTACGGTGGTCAGACCCCCGCAGAGTGGTGTGGGCAAGATGGTGTTTGGAAGGATGTTTGGCTAGAGCCAACTCCACCAATTGCTGCTCGTATCGGTGTCTATTACAAAGATACTCCGCACCCAACTTATGCAGTTGCTAAGTGGGATTCATACAATGCCGGTTCTCCAATTTGGAAGAAGATGCCGGACCTTATGCTTTCAAAGTGCGCTGAAGCGCTCGCTCTTCGTAAAGCATTTCCTAATGATCTCTCAGGTATTTATACCAACGATGAAATGTCTCAGGCTGACAAAGAAGAAAAGCCAGTCACAATTAAAGCTGATGCACCAGGAAAGCAGATTGCAGAAGCAGAAGTTGTAGAGCCAACCGAACTTGAAATCAAGCGCGCAACTGTTCTCATCAATTCTGTTCCGTCACATGACATTGATGGACTTCGCGCACTATGGGCAGATGAAGCCCAGTACTTAGATATACCTGTTGATGGTAAAACATTGAAGCAGGTTATCTCTGCCCGAGTTGCAGAACTCAAAGAAAACACTGAAGCATGAGCATCGTAGGAGAAGTGCTTGCCAATGAAGGATCAAGATTAGCTCTTATCACCAAATCACTTTGGAGTTTTGATGCTGATGTGTGGTTTAAAGATTTAGCAAGCGGCGAAAGATTCACTTCAGAAGATTTGATTGATGCAATCGGGTTGCCCGACAAGAGCAATCCGAACTCCAATAACGCGGTTGGAGCAAAGATCCGCACTTGGTCACACGGCGGTGCGGTGGAGCGCGTTGGGTTTGAAAAGACCCGACGCGTTTCATCACACGCTCGCATGGTTACCATTTGGGAGAAGAAGTGAGCGAAGCAACAAATGTATTTCTTTATAAACTTTTAACTGGTGCTTTAATTGCAGAAGATGGTCAGCGTGATCGTTCCAAGCAAAAAGAAATTGGACCATCACAATTAGGTGGATGTCGTCGCCAGGTGTATTACCAATTAGTAGATCAACCTGAGACAAACACAACTGAGAAGTTACCGGCAATACTTGGAACTTATATTCATGCTGGAATTGCTGAAGCAATTAAAGCTGAAGATCCATTTGGAGATAACTTTCTTATCGAGCAAACTTTAGATGCGTATGGAATTCCTGCCCATACGGATCTTTATATCCGGGACAAGCAATTGGTGGTGGACTGGAAAACCACCACCAAGGCTTCCCTTCGTTACTTTCCTAGCGACCAACAAATTTGGCAAGCACAGGTTTACGCGCATATGCTCAAAGCTAGTGGCGAAGATCCAAAGGAAGTTGCACTTGTCACCATCCCCCGCGATGGAAAGATGGCTGACATACTCACCCACTCAGAACCTTATGACCCAACGAAAGCAGAAGCTGCGCTCGCTTGGCTCGATGAAGTAAAAGAAGCCGCATCTAAGAAAGAGATTCCTTCCCCCGAAAAGCCTAAGCATTTCTGCAAGATGTATTGCGAATACTTTGACGAGACGGGTGAGGTGGGATGCAGTTCTTTGAGGCGCGCATAGATTGGGACAAAGGTAATTGCGTTGGGATGCCCGTAAATACTTTCTTTGATGTTGAGGAAATGCGGGCATCCCCGCAAAAGACTGAAACAACTGAAGCGGTTCGTGCCATCTGTTTTAGTTGTCCCATTTGGGCAGAGTGTTTGAAGTGGGCATTTGAGAATGAAGAGTTTGGCGTTTGGGGCGGGCTAACCGGTATTGAGCGTCAATCGTTTATGAGCAATAAGTTCTTTGAGAATCGAGTACGGACATTAAAATCCATCGCTCGGTTTGGCATTGATGAAGTACAGGTAAGGAGTTTGATGAATGGTCATTGATGATTTTGGTTTATTTTGGAACGCCTATCCTCGCAAGGTAAGCGTTGTCAGCGCCAGGGAATCTTGGAAAGTTGCAATCACCAAAGTAAACCCAAAGGTTATTCTTGATGCAGTCCAGGCTTATGCGGCTGACCCCAATCGAGATCCAACCTTTACCCCTTCCCCTGCTCGTTGGCTCGATGAAGAGCGCTGGTCGGATGATCCCTTGCCACCCCGAAAACTCAGCCCTGACGAGCTTAGGAAGGCTGAATTAGAAAAGGCTAGGTTAAGAGATGAGGCTGAACGCAAAAAGGCTTTAGAACTCGATCTAGAGGCTCAGAGAGCCAAGGAGCAAGCAGTTCCCATCCCTGATGAAGTGAAGAAAAGATTACTTGAACAATGGTCCCGTAATGTGTACCCTAGACCGTAATGATTACGAGTAAGGAATAGAAATGACTACCGTATCAATTGATCCAGCAAACCTTCAGCTTGGCGACCCTGTAATTATCGACAAAGACCAAGGCACAATCCGAATAGTTGATGGACCCGATCACAACGGGACATTTGATATTTATTTGGACAACGGTTGTGGTGGCTGTCACAAGATCGTGCGTGACCCTGTTCAGTTAATCGTTAGTGAGTAAGGCTAAACAAAAAGGCACAAGTGCAGAAACCGCGTTTGTAAAGAACGCGAGAGTGCTTGAGTCTTTCCCTATGGTGGAGCGCCGTTCACTTTCAGGGGCTAACGACATGGGTGATGTATCGGGCGCGCCTTGTTTGGTATTCGAGATTAAGAATCACAAAACATATAAGTTTCCTGAATGGTTAAAAGAAACTGAAGTTGAACGCATAAATGCCAAGGCCGATTACGGTGTGTTGGTTGTGAAGCCCAATGGCGTTGGCTTGGGTTCAGTTGAAGATTGGTGGGCGGTTATGACCGTCGGGCAGATATTGAATCTGCTTAGAGATGCCGGTTATGGCAATTCTCTTGACACCGTAACTAATCAGGAATAGATTACGCAGTAACAGGGGAGAGTCCCCAAGAGAAAAGGTGCATGATGAGTTTCTTTTTAGTTGTTTTATTTTTATCTACGCTTGCTACTTTTGCTGGTGTAGCTCTTGAAAATCTATGCCACAGAATCGAAAACAAATGAGCCACGGTCTTACTTGTATTTGGTGTGGCACTAAAGGCGGTTTCGCTAACGATCTTATTATTCATCGCACCGGTGATGATGCAATTATTGAGTGCCGTTGGTGTTCGTTAGGCGCTGTTGTAAAAAAGGGTGCATGATGGGATATTCATACGCACCAGGAGTTAATGCTTATGAGATCGATTGCAGTTTTGATTGCATCGATTGCAAGAAATCAAATAAAGATATTGCTTGTTGGGTAGAAGGAGATGAGGTAACTCATGTCTGCGAACATTGCGGTTACGAAAATACGGTGAGTCTATGAGCGAATTTGCAGATCAAGCTGAAGCAATTAGTGACAGCCATCCCAAGATCATTGATGAAGCGGGGTATTACCTGTTATCAGATCAATATGTTGATGCGTTATATTGCAGCGATTGTGATACCAAAGTTAAGGTTGATTTAATTCTCAAGCGCAACATAACTCAGATCTCATTTGGATGTAGTAATTGTGGGGTTATGAATTATAGGGTGGTGAAGCACTAATGCCTACATATGAATATCGTTGCTCTTCCGATTACTCAATGATCGAGATGCACCAATCACTTGAGGATAGTTCTATTCCTCAATGCCCAAAGTGCGGTCAACAGATGACCAAACAGTTCCACGCAACCCCAAGTATCAATGTGAAAGGAATGTCCAGTAAATGAAACCCGATCCAAAATCATTAGGCCCACAGATCAATAGCCTTATGCTCACGGTTCTTAACCGTACAGCTTCAGATATTGTGAGCGCGATTCAGCAGCAGATTCTAGATTTCAAAGAATTGCCGGTGGATCTTACACCCGAGCAAGCGTACACGCGTGGCTTACAGGTAGCCCGGGACATTGCTAAGTCGAAGATCAAGGATTCAATAACGCTAAAATAGTTCCTTGTCCATAACCAACACCTTTAGGGGGAAATCATGGATGATTCAAAAGTTATTTATTGTAAGTGTGGCGCACAGCGTTGGGTTGATAACGCTTGCGAAGTTTGCCGAAAGGTGGCGAAAGGCTAGGCGATTCGCCTACGCCGTAAAGCCCTTTTAACAGCCATAATGGTAGGGTTTTTACATATTGTTCCAGCGCAAGCGGCAGTAGCTCCAAGTAAAAGCGTACATTTTGCAATGTCACCGCGTTTGCTTGCAAGAGAATCTGTTCTCAAGCAATGGAAGATCGTCAAAGAGTTTCAATGCTTGAACACTCTTTGGAATCGAGAGAGTCATTGGAATCCGAAAGCATTTAATAAATCGTCGGGTGCATTTGGTATCGCTCAGTTTTTGCCTCAGACATGGGGCAATTACAAGTATCCATATATGCCCAAAGATCCTGTAATTCAGATTAAGGCAGGTTTACGATATATTACGGTTCGTTATGGAAGCCCGTGTAAGGCTCTTAATTTTTGGAATCATCAAGCAAAGCTAGGTAATCCCTGGTACTAACAACAGAAGAAAGGTAAATAATGAATCAAATCACTATCACCGGCAACCTTGGAAAAGATCCGGTACTCAAGTTTACGAAAGATAACAAAGCTATTTGCAACTTCTCACTAGCCGTTGGTCAGCGTCATCGCGTCAATGGTGAGTGGGTTGACGGTTTGACCATGTGGTTTCAGGTAACTTTCTTTGGCGGTTCTGCTGAAAAAGTTGTTGATCGTTTTGTTAAAGGTAATACCGTGACAATCACGGGCCGACTAGCTCAGTCTCAATTCACTACAGATAGTGGAGAGGTTCGCACTTCTCTAGACATTATCGGAAGCGAGATTGAAAAGGTTGAGCGCTTATCTAAAGATGCAACTGAAGATGCACCTGCAACCTCTACACAAAGTGAGGATGCGCCCTTCTAATGAGTGAAGAACTTTGGTCGTCTAAACAGGTTGTTGAGTTCTTGCAAGTCAATCTAAACAACCTTCGACAAATGCAGCATCGCGGTGCGATTAAGTGGGTGAAGAAAGTTGGTCGAGATGTTTTCTACTTGGCTGATGATGTTCGCGCATATAAAGCAAAGCGAGATGACCGTAATCAAGGTTAAAATATGTTGGTGCTTACCGTTACGAATGAATCTCTTGCTGAGATAGATGAAGCTCTTGCGAATCTCTCACGGGATCTTAAAAGAGATGAGTACGGTAATCGGATGGACTGGCGAAAAAAAATGAACCTGATCCAATCGATTGATTTATTGCTAGAAGAACGATTGAAATTAACAAAAGAAAAAAAGCAAGCCACCGGAGATTGAGTTCTCACTAGGTGGCTTGCAATAAATTTTTTTGGGACTGAGTTCGCACTAGTCCTTGGGAAATCCGACCCCGCCCCCGTAGGTTGAGGGTTAGACTTTTTCCTGGATAATGTCTAAGTTATTTAGTCATCATCCCCACACTCACACAAAACCCCGCAGGTGTAGCAAACCCAAGCCCCCGTGAAGTGTGCGCGGTAGCCCGTCTCTTTCTTTTCTGTTTCCATGTCCTGACCTTTCTTTATTGAGTGTCCGATCTAGCCACCCACCACCGCCCACCGGCAAGCGGTGAGCGACAGAAGGCATCTAATCAAGGGTAGAGAAGATCTTTACAACCTTGGGAAAGTGTCGCAACATCACCCCCGCAACTGTCGGGGGTTAATAGCCAATTAACGACGAGGAATAGAGCTACAAACCCCGCAAGCATTAAAAGCCCTAGAACGCGCTCACCGCGCTTTGTGAGTCTCATTTATGCAACCTCTTGCATCCGTTGGATGAGTTCAGGATTCCCGATAAGGTGGGCGAAACGCTTATTCTGCGCCTTGAGTTGCTTGTATTGCTTTTCATAATTGCGAAAATCTGCCACGCTTTTGATCTCTAAGCCCATCTCATTAATAAAGTCATCTAATGAGTCGTAATCGCTCAAAGAATCGCAAGCGAGACATTCGACAACATCAGCAGGGCGAGGCTCGCGGGTAATTCCTAAGCCTTGGTAATACCAAAGGCTCATAGTGCGCTTTTGGTAACGAACCTTTACGCGATAGTGGCGCGCCTTGCTATGCGCCCAATCAGGGGCGTTTTCGTTCCAATCTTCACGGATTGAGGCGGTGATTCCTGCCCCATTCATTAAACCTTCAAGCGTTGTAGTCATGTTCTGCCTTTCGTTTCACTAGAGAGCCGATCCCCCTAGTTAGTGCGCGCCGTGAGAATCGAACCCACGCAAGCCACCACGGGCGCGCTGTTGTTTAGTCGTTGATGTAGTTGTTGATGTCTTGCGCGATCTGAGTTGCGTCCTGCTTATCGTCATACTGGAAAATATCAAAAAGGTAATCCTCATCAGAATAAACGCTCTCACCATAGAGATTTGCGTAAATGTAGCGAGATTCTGTTAATTGAACATAAGCGCACATGGTAAAACCACCCGTTTGTTCGCTTGATGCGTTGATCCCTAATTCCTGCAACGCGCTCACAATGTCGTCGATTCCTTGCGCTTTGCTTGCCTCTTTGCAAGCGGTTACATAATCGAAAGATCTCATCTGTTTATTCTCCTTTGCAATCGTTACAGGTAAAAGTAAAGTGATGTTCTGAATCTTGTGTGCGTGTGCCTTCTTCTTCAAGAAAAGAACCACCGCAAGAACCGCAAGAAAAATAATCAGGTTCTGCAACTGTAGGCGCTTGGTAAACGAGGTTTTCGTAAGTGTGCAAACCGTCGAGATTTTGAGTAAGTGAAACGACTATAGAACCGTTGAAATTTTCCCAACGGAAGAACTGTTCCTCACATCGTGGGCATGAACCATCGAGATCGTTAAGAGTGGTCATCGTGTGATCGTCTGTAGTTTCCCAAGAACAAACGAGACAAGAGACTTTGATTAATCCGTGGTAAGTCGCCACTTATGCCACCGCCTGAAACTTAGCGGTAAGAATTACGCCCGCGTTTGTGTATGCCTTAACAATTGCCTTTGCTTTTGTTTCTGTTGTTTCTGTTGCTACCCATTCAACCCCTGAAGAATCAACAAGGGTGAGGATTATTTTTACACTCTTTGCCATTGTCTAGCCTTTCTGTATCGGGTGGGACTCTCCCCACCTCGTTAGGGCTAAGCGTAATCTATTTAGGGGCAAAAAAGAACCACCAAACGGGCAAAAAAGCGGGGGGGCAATTCAAAGCTGAGAGCAAAAACCAGGGGAAACCGGCAGGGCTTGGACCGTGTTCAGGTGGTGTCATAAGTGGCGCAAGTTGTCGCAAAACCTAGCCCAAAGCCACCCCGCGCCCTTTCTTGCCCTGTTCGTAATGTTTGGGGGGTTTCACGCTCAGATTTCAAGGGTTGGGGGTGAGGTTTGGTTTACCCCACAGCATCCGCCCGATATTCCACTAAAAGTTGCAACTATTTGCCCCGCCTTGTGTATATCTTGTGAAAATAGTGAGTTATTCCGCGCTATCTTTTCCCCATCTTATCCCCAA